ATTCGTCGCTGAGTACGCGAAAGACCAGAACGCGACTCAGGCCGCGATTCGCGCCGGCTACTCGGCTCATACGGCAGATGTTCAAGGCCCGCGACTGTTAGGGAATGTTGGAGTCCAACAGGCGCTCCAACATGTGCGCGCGACGGCTGTACAGGTGGTCGCTGAGCGCACCGCCGCGGCTATCCCCACGGCTACTGCTGTGCTTGAGCGTGCATGGGAGATCGCCACGAGCGACGACCGTGACCGCGTACCGGCCCTCAATGTCGCCAAGTCCTACTTCCCTGAGTTCCGTGATGGCCCGCTTGTGGACCAGTCGCAGCACGTCCACCTCCCAGAAGGGCTCACGGTCGAGGAATTGAGGGCACTTGCAGGCCCTCGCTAGCCGCACCGATGCCGAGAAGCTGGCGATCACGCAGGCGGCTCAACGCGCGCTCTGTGAAGCCTCGTTCGTGGACTTCCTCTACTTCCTGAAGATTCGCAGTGATGACCCACTGCACACCGACCTGATCCCACTGCGCCCGTGGCCCTACCAGGTCGAACGCGCGGAGGCGTGGGAGCGGGGTGAGTCCGAGGTCATCCTCAAGGAGCGGCAGTTCGGCTTCTCGTACGCGCTCGTGGCGCCCTACATGCTCTGGCGCGCGATGTACCACGGGTGGACGTGTGGCTATCTCTCGAAGGGTGAGAAGGAGGCGTACGAGGAGATCCTGCGCATCCAGTCGCTCTATGACTCACTCCCGGCGTTCATCAAGACCCCAAACGCCAAGATTCGCGCGGAGGATGCGACCTTCGAGGGCGGTGGGCGCATCATCGCCTTCCCCGCAACGGCCTCCGCAGGCATCTCGTACACCTTGCAGCTCGTCGTCATGGATGAGGCCGCGTTCCACCCCTACGGCGCTGGAAACTACGCGGCGATCCGTCCTGCGGCCAACCGTGGCCAGTTCATCATCCAGTCCACAGCGGACCCGGAGATCGGGCCGTCTGGGTTCTTCCACGACATGTACTGGAACTCCAAGAAGGGGCTGACGCCCTACAACGCGGTCTTCGTAGCGCGTGTGCGGCCTGACCGTGATGCGGCGTGGTACGTCAACGAGGAGCGCGCCTACGCGGGCGACCCCGAGCGATACAACGCGTACTACCCAGAGACCGACGCGCAGGCCTTCGTCGGCAAGTCTGGCCTCGTTTACCCGATGTTCTCGACCGATCGCCACGTCAAGGCGCCGACGTTCCGCATTGAGGATGCCAAGCGCGTTGTCGCTGGCGTGGACTTCGGTGGTGGTGACCCCACAGCGGTCGTGATCCTCGGCATGGATGGTGTGGGCCGTATCCACCAGTTCGCGGAGTTCTACGAGCGTGGTCCCGTGGGCGCGGACAAGATCGGCGGCTTCATCTCCCGCTTCAAGGTCGATGCCGTGATGTGCGACCCCTCACAGGGCACGGCGATCGCCACACTCAACCAGACCTTCGGCCTGCCGGCCAGACCAGCAGACAATCGCCGCGGCGACGGCCTGGGCTTCGTCGCGTTCCTGCTCGAGAACGACCGGCTGACCATCGACCCGTCATGCAAGGACTCGATCGCCGAGTTCCCGGGCTACCGCTGGGCGCAACGCACGGACCCCAACGACAAGACGCGCTACGCGACCACGACCGCCGTGGACAACCACGCGGACGCGATGGACGCGCGCAGATACGCCGTGGCGGAACTCTTGGCGCTCTTGATGGCGAACAACCGACTCCCGACCACATCTCTCAGCGGGCGACCGCTAGCGAAAGTTGCCGTCTAGATGGCTGAGCAATCGACCGACGAACTCACCGACACGGCGATCATCTCGATGGTGCAGCGTCAGCGCACCGCGAACCAGAACGTGATGCTCCAGATGCGCGTGCGTCGCATGCTCATCAACCGCGACACGGCAGCCCTCGAGTCCAACCTCACAGGCACCACGCTCCCGCCGCCGTTCCACCAGACCTCGTTGGCGATCCGCACGATGATCGGGGAGCCCGCCAAGGCCGCGCAGCACTACGCGACGCGCCTCTCAGCCAACCGTCCTGACATCTCCGTCGTCCCGATCACCGCTGGCAATGACATCACGGCGACGGTCGAGAAGGACGCCGGCAAGCAAGAGCGGATGGACAACCAGTTCTGGGTCGAGGCTGGCGGACGCGACGCGCAGTGGACGTGTGGGTGGGGGATGGCGGTCACCGAGGCCGCGTACTACCTGACGCTGCCACGCGACGCGCAGTTCGGGCTCCCTGACCGCATTTACTACGAAGACAAGACCGACGACGACATCTCCCACCTCAAGGCTGCGGGGATGACCACGCCGGTCAAGGTGCAGTCACCCTCCGGGAAGCTCGTCTATGCCGAGCACGGCGACGTGTGGGCCGCACGCCGCAAGGACGCAGCGAAGAACCGTGCGATTTCAGGACGCTCACTGTTCACCTTGCGGGCCTACCCGCGTGACATGGTGCTGCGGCAGCGCGACGAGGACGGCATCAAGTGGGCTGCGATCGTCGAGGAAGTCCCGGGCTCGATGGTGGGCCCAGGCTCTGACCTTGCGATGGCCGCGGCCAAGCAGACCAATGCACTCCCAGATGGCAACGCAGTCCCGCCTGACGACCTCGGCCTCTATGGCCTGATGCGTGGGCCGAAGGGCGAGATCATCGGCGGCATCGCGCGTGGTGGGCCGCTGGGATCGACGTGGAACGCCTCGGGTGTGTTCACGATCGTGCGCTTCTTCTCGCGCACCGAGCAGGTGATCCTCGTCGGCGGGCAGGGCTCGCTCCAGGGCGCGAAGGTCGTCTACCGCGGCGCCCACGGCTGCACGGTGCAGGGTGTGCCGAGTTGTCCCGTGGTCGAAGTGCCGTTCATGCGCACGGACATCGACGTCCCGGGCAAGGAGTTCTCGACCGCGCTCTCGCAGGTCTTCGGGATCATCCCGCAGATCAACCAGCTGCTCACGCTCGAGTCCAATGCCGCCATTTTCAACGGTCTTCCCCGCTGGGTGGTCGAGCAGAAGGACGGCGCGACGATTCGCGGGCAGGACGGCGAGCCCAAGATCATCGAGCAGGCCGCGACCCCCGGCCTCGACCCATCACAGGCTGCGGCCTACCCCGGCACGCTGCGCCAACTCACCATCGACACGAAGTCACTGCACGAGATGCTGGTGCTCTACTTCGAGCGCCTTGAGGCAGCGATGCCGTCTGAGGTGCTGGAGGGTGCTGCAGGCTCGTCTGCGCCGGCCTACCAGGTGCGGCAGCTGATCCAGCAAGCACAGGAGATCCTGCGGCAGCCGGTAGACAACCACTGCGCGGGCGTGCAGCAGATCGTCCAGATGTGGCACGGCTGGCTGCGTGACCTCGATACGCCTGTGTACTTCTTCGCTGCCCCCGGCAACCGCAAGAACAAGCGCTCGCTGCGCGGGATCATCGAGTTCGACCCAAAGGACCTCACAGACTCGATCGTCGTGACCCAAGAACTCGATACTCCCGCCGAAGCGACAGTGCGCCTGCAGGAAGGTCTCGAACTCTTGAAGGCGGGCGTACTCACCTTCGAGGACTTCTTCGACCAGTACGCGAAGTCACAGGACGCGCGCCAGTCGGTGATCGACATGTACGTCAGCCAAGTCACCGCACACGTGATCGGCGGTGTTCCCGCTCCTGCGGGCTCGCTGATCGCGATGATCGCGGACGGTGTGCGCGGCGCCGTCAACTTTGCCTTGCTCGAGCAGTCTCCCAACTACGCCATCGCGTCTGCGGAGAACGCTGTGCAGCAAATGCAGCAGCAGCCACAACAGGTCACTTCACCGATGCCGGGTGGCGGCAGCATCACAGCCGGCGCCACAGGCGCGCTCAGTGGCCCGATGCAGCCCGGTATGGGTGGCAACGTCGCGAACGCCGCAGGCATCAGGCAGCCCGGAATGGGCATGGCTCCCACCATCGAGCAGCAGTTGGGCAATGGGATTCCCGGTGGGCGTTCCGTGCCAACACCGGCAGGAGGCATGTGATGGACACGCCCTGCATCGAGTGGGCCAAGAGCCGCTATCGCAACGGCTACGGTGCTGCATCCATCGGCAATGGCCGCATGGGCTACGCGCATCGTGTCGCGTGGGAGCAGGCCAACGGGCCGATTCC